TCAGAGAGCTGCATTTCAAAACCAATAAGTTCGTCATCGTCTAGTGGCTCCATACGCATCACACCTGATTTGCTAGCATCAGGGTCTAGATCAAATTTTAAAAACAAGAACTCACTGACTCTTTTTGAGTATTCTGGAAATAAATTTTTTACAGCTAGACTATACATTAAGTCCTGTAAATTATCCGTGCGATCTTTGCCTTTAAAAACTTCTTTGCTTGTTTTGAAGTCTCTTATTATTGCAAACTTTTTCTTTTTGTATAAGAATAGTTTATCTATAAAACCTCTAATTTTATATTTTATATCTCCATCACTTTTGATAATATCAAAATCTTTTTCAGAGTATTCTTCTGTAGGCTTACCTAGATCCGCTCCGAAAAAATCATAAGAGAGGCCATTAAAGATCATATCTTTCATCATCTCTACGTTTTCCTCGTCATCCACGCCTTCTCTGACTGCATGAGACATAATCAGCCTCTTGATTGAAGGTATGCAAAATACATCTTGAGTTTTCAGTATCTTGTTAAAATAATTTTTACGACCTTTTACACCTAAGACCTCAAACACTAAATGACAAATGGAGCCGCGCTTGGCTCCTTCATTACTCTTGTCTGGTAACTTTAATTTATACTTGCACCAGTATAACCACGAACACGATTGAGCCGTCTTTATTCTGCTTGCAGATAACGGTGTATTTGGTTCAGGCATCACTAATAAATAAGGCTGTTTTTATCTCTTTTTTAGTGAAGCTAGACGGATTATTCTGAACAAAATCTAAAATGTATTTTACTTGAGCATCTCTGTCGATACCTTTTTCTAGCCAAGTATTTAAATCATACTCATCTAAATGAGCGTCACCAAAATCATTATACGTCTTAGGTGGGAATTTTACAGTCAGCATATCTAAGTCAAAATACTTAGACAACTTTAAAAAGCTTTTTAAAGCAGCTATGAACCCTCTGTTCTGTTCACTAGCTTTGTCATTATTAGTCGAAATATAAATATGACGTATAGACTTACTATTAAGATAGTTAACAATGTTATTGTTAACAGATAAACCAAAGATAACCAACACGTTCTTAATGCCTTGATCATAAAGCGCCATCGCATCTCCAATGCTTTCCACTAAAACTACTTCTTTCTTTGTTGTTATCTCCTCGTCCACACAAGTTTTTTTGTTGAACGCTGGATAAACCCAATTGTTTCTTCTGCCTATATGTTTCCATTTTGGGTAATCGTTATCTGAATCTACTTTTCTACCAGAGAAACCAATTATCTGGTTATACTCATTATATATGGGGAAAACCATCCTTCTATACATTTTGCCAACACCCGCAAGGCCAGCCTGAAAATTTTCTTGTGTTTCTTTCGAGATGTTCCTTTGTTCGTAAAAGTGGTAATTGGGAAAAAGTCTATCAAGAGAGGAATCTGGGTATATCTTTTCCATTTCTATCGTTTGTTTAGGTGTGTAGAGAGTTTCTGTGGTCTTGGAGCTAGATCCAATGATTTTAGAAACTTCCTTGTCATCTTTTACAGTAAGACTAATTAAAGCTTCAAAAGGCATACAACCTTTGTTCTGCACAAAGTCCATCCAAACACCTGTATTCTTATATATCTTTACAGCAGTTTTATTATTACCGTCACGATAAAGCGCTTGAGTTCTCCAGTGATCTCCACAGTCAATTAGCGCATAGCCTATAGACTCAAGGATTCCTTGGAACTCTTCAGAATTGATCGAAGTCGGGGATTGTTTCTTGGAATCCATCACTATCTAGTTCCTCCTCTCCATTTTGAACTCTAGCAATATCTCTTAGGTCACCACGTTCAGTAATATTGAAGTTCATAAATTCTAAGTTTATAGAATTCTTTCTCAGATTATCTCCTATGGCGACTGGCTCTATAGCACCCGCTATGTCGCTACCTAAGTGTCTCGCTTTTACATTGATTAATTTATGTGTCCCAAATCTACCCCCCTCAGTCTCAATCTCATCAGCAGTCTTATTACGGAGAATAAACATGTGAGAGCAGAACTGAGTAATCCTATCTGATAAAGAAACAATAGACTCATCATCAACAATGTTTTGTGAGTTCCTGTTGTTCGTAATGCCGTATCTGTTTGACTGAACAGAGGTAATCATAGGTATGACTGGATTGCCATCATGTAAGATTTCTTTCTGCACACACTTTTTAAATTTATCAACCATCTCACCCACTACTTGCCACTCAGACTTGTTAGCTACGTTTTCAGAGGTTGTCTTTATATAATCAAAAGAAAACACCATGTTATTGCCTCGGCCCACTTTTGAGTAATAAAACCTTTTAAGTGTGTTTACCATTGTATCCACATCCATGCCTCCCACGTTGTAATAAAAGAACTTAAGATTTTTTATCTTTGGCCAAACAGATCTAACTTTGTTTACAACTTCTTCTCCCGCTTGTCGCCACTTACCACTCTCTAATAGATGCATAGCCACTCCAGATAAAGCAGCACACTGACGCATAACAAGTTCCTCCTTGCTCATTTCTCCGTTGTCGAAGTGCAACACTGGAACATCATACTTGAGACTAACTTTGGTAGAATAGTCCATGCAAAACTGAGTTTTACCTACGCCAGATCTTGCAACTACAACTGTTATATTTCCAGGTCTTAGTAGTGATCCATAAATCTCATTGACTTTAGGATGCGGCCCCATCATTCCAAACTCAGTAACAGGATTGTTACCTCTGTCCTCAACGATTGCCTCCATGTCCTCATAGATGTTTTCTGGGACATCGTTACCAAGCTCATAAAGATTTATACGAGAATTGTAAACATTATCGGCGCTTTCCACTATAGCCCTGTAAGAAGCTTCTGGAGGCATCGCTTTCATCTTTTTAGCGATTTCTTGCGAAGACTGCAATATTTCACGCCTTATAGAATATTTTTTTAATTCTTTAGCTGTCTTGAGGGCGTTCCCTTTAGGAACCTTTCTCAAAGCTAATGACTTGATGTAATCAGCAGGATTTAAATTATCTTCAAACGACAAGCCTACCTCATTCACTCTCTGAGCTATGATAACTTCGTCTATCTCATCACCAGAGTCGATAGCTTGCTTTATGATCCTAAATATTGTCGAGTGAAGTGCGCTCTGCTCAGAATAAAAATCTGAGTTTCCTATAAAGTTAGAAATCTCTGATAGGGCATCAGGCTCTTTGATGAGACCTGCCAATAATTGTTTTTCTAATTCAAAATTATAGATCATCCTGTGTCATTTCTGGTGGAGGTGAAGATAAATGATTCTCAAGAGCTTTCATCAAAGCAAACTCTGTCATCCCACAATCAAACTTGCAATATATTAAAGGCTTACCATTCTCAGATGAGACAGCCATAATAACTCCTTTATATTTATCAACGCCACCTGAGAGGTCATAGATCTTTTCTACTAATTCAGATGGTATGCAAAATTCTTCTTCATCGTCTAAGTTCATAAGTAAATATCTTGGTCCTTAAAAAGTGAGGCTTTTATTTCATCTTGAGGATAGACCTCTGCCAGCTTTATAGCATTCGCCATACAGAACTCAAGTTTTTTCTGATCTCTTTTTAATTGATCAGCGTATTTGAAACGGTTTTTATGAAAATGTTTTACAAACTTGGTGTGTTGAGCGCCTTGCACTTCTACTGCTACTTTTTTATTAGCATTGTAAAAATCTAAAGTCAATCTTGTCCCCACCACCCTGAATTCTTCAAAAACAATATCGTGTTCCCAATACGGTCGCAAAAATTTTTTTACGCTTGTCTGGAACTTACTCCTACTAGGTTTGTCCCAGTCAATTAAATATTTTTTTGCGTTAGCAAGAGTTCTATACTTACCATATGCGTCATAAAACTTCATCCCGAGATTTGAACTTTAAAGTATTCAAACAAGAAGTTCGAAAGTTTACTATCAGCTTCAATATGGGCAAACAATTTAGCCTCACCGTGTATTTTATCTGGGAACTCTAAATCGTTCTCTGAGAGAAGTTCT